GATCCCTCCAAGGATCTCTCCAAGAGGCAAGAGCCTGCTCTTTCCGTCTCGTTTAAGAGAGGGTAAGGGAGAGATTCTGCTCTGCTCTGCTCTGCTCTGCTCTGGTACCGTTATCTCCCCACCTTTTCGTGCTCGCCAAGTTTGCCCACGCGAGGTCGATGTTGGGTCGACTTGATAGCGAGAGTAGTTCGACACTGCCACGACACCGTCTCCAGATTCGGTCAGAAGGCCCACCTGGATCAACTTATCCACAGCCCTTCCGAGCCGTGAGCCGATGACGGACTTGGCGTGTTTGCGATTCTTGTAGACCCCACCGGATCGCAGCGTCTTCACCTCAGCGATGAGGGTGATGAACGCGCGGAACTGCGTGTCGGTTAGCGCGGCGATCTTGTCGTCTTTGTGACTGTTCACATCCCACTTGACCCATAGGCTCATCTCGTCCTCCGCTCTGTGTTGGTGGCTGGGAGAGGTGGAGGTCACCAGTCTCTCCCAGCCGTAGCTGATGCCGTCGACTAGAACGGCAGTTCCTCTAGCGCGGTCTCTAGCGCAGGGTTGCCATCGTGCAGACCCTTCGCCTTGGCGGCAAGCATCGCCTCACCCTCATCGCGTACCTGGGCGTTGACCCACGCGATGCTCGGCTTCCGCTGGCAGAAGGTGCCGTTCGACTTGCCAGAGCAGGCGTAGAACGCGTTGTACGCCTTGCCAGCCTTGCTGACACCGGCAGGCTTGTGCGACCAAGCCGTGCGGTGGTCTGGGCATTCGCCCTCAGCGAAGAGCATTGCGGCCGCCACGGCCACATCCGTGGTCAGAACTGACGGCTGCGTGTGCCTCACAGAATCAACGGAGACCGCCCTTGGAGCCACGGAGAGGCTCGCTGCTGTGCCTGACGCATAAAGAGACCGCCCAACGCCAAGGAGAGCCGCGCAGCGGCGCAGAGCGTCGCTTGATGCCTCCTTCAGAGGCTCGTCGCTTTGACCACCGTTTGGGTAGCCGTAATCCTCCTTGGTCGACGCAACACCATCCACTCGGATGGTCAGCGTTCCCTTGATCGCCTTCGCCGTAATGTCAACGACGGCGCTCTCAAAGTTCCACCCAGTGATGCCCAAGACATCGTCTAGGCGCTGAGCTACGGCTCGTGCGTCTGCGTAGGTGAAGGTCATTCCGCCGCGCCCTGGGCGCTGCTTCAGATCTGTGCCGGTGAACGGTGCGGCCAGTGCCGCTGCGATTTGCTTACTCATTCTCTGGTCCTCCTAGAAGTTCAACGCTATGCAGAACTGCTGCAATCAGGTTCTTAGAATCCGCCTTGGCAATGTGTCCGCTCTCGAATACGGTTCCTTTCTTGACCTCATATGCCAAAGCCAGATACTCCTCCTTCGGCTTCACGCCGAGCAGCCACGCTCGCTGGAACCGAGTTGGACTTGGTGGTCCATCGCGATCCTCTCCAAGTGCGAGCTGCAAGTGAACGAAGGCGTAGTAGTCCACCGTCTGATGGTCGCTGATGTAGTCAAAGACGCTGACCTCAACATCGAGTCCTGCCGGTCGGCTCCACGCCTTGCTCTTCACATCGACCTTCAGGCCGCAGACTTCGTAGTCGTGCGTCGTAAGGTTGATGAACTTCAGCGGCATCTTCCGCTCAGCGATCACCGCCTCAAAGACGGCCTGACCAACACACCCAGTCCAGGTCGTGTTGCCCTTCGCCTTCTCCTTACGGAATCGCAGTGAGTTAGTGGAGCGAGCTGCTGCAAACATCTCCTCCGCCCTGACGATGATCGCAGGGGTGATGATGACTTCAATCACGCCTGATCCTCCTTGCCAAAGACGCGGAATACTCGCGCCCCTGGCTTCTCTGAGGTGAAGCGTGTGACCGCCTCACCGTAGGTGTCTGGCGCTACGCCGCGCAACACATCGGCGATAGACTCCCAGTCCACCTTGACGCTGCTCTTGTTGGTCTTCCAAGTGGCAAGCCAACCTTGACCCTTGACTCCTTCGCCATCAGCGATGGCTTCCTTGATGGCGATTGCCATCTCCTTCAGCGCGGCATCGGCAGCCTCTGCCTCCACCTTTGCTTCGATGTAGAGGCGAGCGATGTGATCCAGCTGCGCGTCAGCCACGGCGTAGGTGTTGTTGCTCTGCGGCTTGACTTCAGCGAGCGTGTCGCTGTCGTTGCCGGTCAGAGGTGGCGGAGTCTTGGACTGCACCAACTCGCGGAACAGGACAGCCTTGTCGAACAGTTGCGTCTGGTAGACAGGGTCAGCCTCCACGCGCTCAATGCGGAACACCAAGCCAGAGAGCAGCACAGCCACATCGCAATACGACGCGCCAGTGATAAACATCTGCCACTGCACCTGGTCGACATACTCAGGTGGCACTGGGTACAACTGCCAGCGGCTGCTCGTGGAGGTCTTGATCTCTACGAGACCGTCGGTGTCGCCAACGATGGTGCGGTCCAACGATGCCATCGCCCAAGGGAACTCCTTCAGGCGCACGATGCCGTTGCTCTTCCGCAGCTTCTTGCCAGTCTCGGCGGTGTAGTAGTCGGCGACTGCCTGCTCTAGCAGTTGACCGCGCTGCGCGGCCGCTCCGACTTCCTGCTCACCGACCTGACCAGTCAACTCTGCCCAGAGTCGGTACGCCGTCTTGTACGGCGATGTGCCGTTGATGGCGGTGATACCGGTGGCGGTGATGCCGCCCTTCCGAAGATCGAACCACTCTGGACTCCGCTGAGGTGCGGATACAAACTCAAAGCGCTTGCTCACTTGACCTCCTCTAATACCTTCTTTTCTGCGCGTGCCATCGCATAGTTGAGACGGCGAGTCGCATTCCTTTCTTCTCGCACCGATTCATACCAGCGCCGCATACCGGCTAAGTATCGTTCTCGGTGCCGAGCGTACTTCTCACGCTGGTATTGGCGCTCTGCCTCTGGCGTTCGGTAGCCGCGCTTCTTGACCGCCTTTGGGCGTTGCATTGCAATACCTTCACTCACGCAAGCACGACAGACCAAAGCGTTGCCGTCGTAGAACTCCTCATCGGCTGGCCAATCGTCATCGCAGCCAAGGCAATGGCGCTCAGTCATCTCGGTCACTTGCCCTCCTCTCGCCATCGGCGATCTACTTCTACGATTCTCCTGCCAATCCACTCGGCTACTGGAGCCACCACGCCATTACCGCAGCAGCGGTAGCGGTGTGAGTCCAATCCAAGCGGCAGGAGAGGATCTTCCTGACTTGGTAAAAAGTTGCCTAACGCGTGCGGAAGATCAACGGTGTTATCTGATTTAGAACTGAGCGTTGGCGCAATCTCAATCTCTTTCATCCTTCCGTCTTGGTCGTGACGCTCATAAAAAGTTGGAGACACTATCGCGTGCGTTGTCCTCACATCCCCAACATCAAACGAGTTGAGCGTGTTTGCTACATCGCCCTCCACCCAAGTCTCTGAGTCTTCATTGGTCTGAGCTCGTGCAGACTTACGGAAGACGGCTGGAGCACCTGCGCTGTGTGCCATTGACTGAGCCTGATTCTCTGTGACATTGGCGTTGCTGCCAAACCGCGATGGGAACGAGAGGATTGACTCGGTGGCTACCGCCTGTCGATCAACACCGGTGAGGGTGTAGGAGATGTCCTCTGTGCTTACGCCCAAGCCGTTTTGCGTCTTGTTTGCCATCTCTCGGCTGTCCTGAATGACCGCCTGGACTAGCGTCATCGAGCGGTGGCTCGTGTCACTTGGCCAGAGCGCTGATAGAGAGTTGGCGACCTCCGCCTCATTGAGACTAAAGTTGCCGTGCTTCTCGTCGACTCGTGTCTGATAGCCGATTAGAAAACCTTCCTGTCCAATGTCTTGGTTGGCTACTCCTGCTTTCCAATCTCTGGCTTGGAGGCTTCGGTCCGTCTCCGCGCCGAATGTGTCCACTGTTCGCTGATCGTCCAGCCGTCTGGCCAGCCCATCAACCGCTCGCACTCTGTCGGCGTCAGGCGTCGGACTGACGATGAGAGGTTCGTCAATGGGGCTATTGACTCCTTTGCTGAATCTTCGTGTGAGTGCGCTAGCGATTCCAGAGCCGTCTGAAGCGCCGCTGGCAGCACCTTGCCTCTGCGTCCAGCGCGGCGCAGGATGCCGCTCGCAGCCTTCGCACTCAAGGAGAACCTCTGCGGCGCGGTCGGATTCAAGACTTGCGACAAGGAACACTCGACGCCGTCGCTGGGCGACTCCGAAGTATCTAGCGTCCAGAGTTCGCCACGATACGCCATACCTGAGTTGCTCCATTTCATAGAGAAGCCTTCCAAAGTCAGCGCCTTGGTTGGAACTGAAGAGCCCAGGGACATTTTCCAACACGAGCCACCTAGGTCGGTATCGCTCCACAAGGTCGAGGAATGTGAAGGCGAGTGAACTTCGCTTGCCTGCAAATCCGGCTCGCTTGCCTGCGACACTAAGGTCTTGGCAAGGGAATCCTCCTGACCAGATGTCTGCGCTTCGCCAACTATCATCACCTGAAAGCTCTTGCTCGCGTTCGCTCTTAGGCTGTTGATCGGCTGTTCTTTCCGCTCTGTCCAGTTTTCGTCCATTGAACTCGCTGGCTCGAACGCTTTCTGATTCATCTGCCAACTCCTTTTCTGCAAGTTTTACGATGTCGCCCAGATTCCGAGCGTCTGGGAATCGCTCTGCCAACACCGCGTTGGCGTAAGGATCAATCTCGCTGACGCTCACGGTCTCAATGCCGGCACGCTCAAAGCCGAGATCAAGGCCGCCTACGCCGCTAAAGAAACTGGCGTGCTTCACTGCGTGCGACCAAATACTGGCTGACTCTTAGCGATCTGGATCAACAGCGCCCAGCAGACGCCGCAGATCTGATCGCGCTTCTGTGTTGACTTGGTCTTGACTGGACCCCTGCAGTAGGCGCACCTCATCGGACCACCAACTTCAAGACCAACACGGACGCAACAAGGAACGCCAGCAAGGCGATCGTGTAGCTGAAGCGCTCGCGGTTGTGCTGCTCGCGCTCTAGGCGCTGAAAGTCGCTGGTAAAGCTCTTGTGCTTGACCATCTGCGGCGTGGACTTACGGTTGACTTTCATAGGACTCGTCCTCCCATCGCGGTATACGCGATCAAATAACCGAGCAGCGCATAGGCTGCAAGGATGATGCCGTGAACCAAGCCGGTACGAATAGCGGCGCGCATTATCGATCACGCACCTTTCCAGACTTGGTCACGGTGAAGTAGAACTTCGGTGACTCGTTTGGAATGGTGGCCTTGCAGGGTGTGCAGATGCGCGTATAGATGTTGTTGTTATCAGCGCTGACCTTCACAGGCTTGCTGCACATCCAGCACTGCTCGGTAATCCTCTTGTCCATCTTGACCTCCTTGTCAGTCCAGCCGAGTGGCTGAGTCCTGCCTGACATAGGCATCATACGCTCAACGGTTCGCAGCCGTCAACCCTGTTGCGGTGAATATGTTTTATGCAGGGTGGATACTCTCCTGGGTGGAGGAGGTGCCACCCAGGAGATGCCGCCTAGGACGGCTGAGAAAGGTCCTCTAGGCTGAGCGCCACGAGCATCCGTAGGCAGACTCCGCAGAGCAGCTGGTCTGCGGACTCCACCTCCCAGACTCTGGCGACCATCTCGCAGACAGAGCAGTTGCCGAATGGCGCGGCGAGGCGGACTGGCACGACTTAGTTCCGAGTGCGACCGTAGGCTGCGTTGTCTTTATCAAGCCAGCGCTGAATGACGATCAGAGCGGCGCTGATAGCTGAGGCCGCGATGGCCCTAGCGCCGTCGCCAGTCAAGTCGAAGATACTAATGCCGAGTCCCAAGAACACAGCGATGGCGGTGGTGAGAGCGGCTTGAAGCGCATCAAGCGCCGCGGCGATAATCTGTTCACGCATAGTGTTATCTCCCTTGCTGGCATTGATTCGACGCACGATCCCTGCCAGCGCAGTCATCGCAGCCACCTGATCAACGATTGGCTTCTTTCCCTTTGGCACAGGCTTGCTCACCGACCGCCACGGATCGGTGCCGGTACGACGATTGTAGGAGCAGGCTCTGGCTTACTCACTGGTGCTACCACAGCGGCGACCTTGCCTGGGTGCGTGACGATCAGCAGGCACTTGTAGTCGACCTTCACCTTCTTTGCCTTGACCTTACTGTTGGCGATCTGGCGCAGCTGCGCCTCTGTGA